TAAAGCATCCGGAATATCTTTAACATAAAAAGGTATAAATGGAACTCTTACACGATCTTCAATGGCATTCCAGTCAGTTAAACCTGCCATTCTACTGTTTACCAGTAATCTACTAATTTTAGAGTACTCTTCAACTTTATTTGCAATTATATCTCGTGAAACTAATTGATAATAAAGTTGCCTTAAAGTTAATTTATAACCTTCTGCAATATATTCTTCAATAATATCATTTACAATATTCAATAAATAAGTACTCATAGAATTAAATTTTATTTCTTTGAAAGTTTGCTTCATTTTACTTTCCTTTATTTTATGAATGGAATTATAAGTAAAGCAATTATGAAAAGTAAAAGAACAAGTATTCCAATAAGTTCAAACATTGATTAATCCTTTCAATAAGTTATTAATTGTTCCTTAATTTCACGGATGTAATGATTAATAACTTTACTGTGTCGTCTACCTAATTTATTCACCAATTCAACAGGGGTATTTAAAGCAATATTAATAAACAATTTTGTATCTTCGGATAATCGTAAAAAGGAGATATTTGACATAATAGGTTTGTATTCTACTTCAGGAAATGTATATTCATCACCAGGAAAATCAACAAATTGTTCTTTTCTGATTAAATCAACATAATGTTGATTGATACACTTCCAAAGGAATGTACTAAACTTTCCCCGATCAGGATTATAACTTTTTTGACATTCAATGAATACAAGAATTCCTTCATTGTACAAATCCATATACTCATAACTGATATTGCTCCATTTACTTTTGAATTCCCAAGCAATTTTTCCGATTAAACCAGTATACTCTTCCAGTGGCATTAAGGGGCTCCTTTTCAAAAGAGTATAGATTAATTACCGATTGTTATTTTATTTTTGTATAAAATAGAACAAGGAACAATAGATGCCCACCAGACATTTCCATCGGTTGCTTCAAAAGCTTCATTATTAGCAAGTACCATTTGCACAAAAGACATACTACGAATTTTATAAATATCCTTTCCGTCTGTTAAATAATACGTAGTCATTATGGTTTATCCTTTTATTGAGGTGGTACAGTTTGATCTGCTTTAACTTTAACTCCACCATCACAAATAAAACCTTCAATTTCACCTTTTCGAATCCAATCATAAATTACTTGTTTTGAATAACCAGTTTTACTTGCAAAATCAGGAACAGAGATTAATTCAATGGTATTTTCTATTTTAGATTTTCTGCCTCTTTGCATAATTACTCCTTTATTAATTGTTTAAGTTTATTTCTGTCCATGCTGCAAGGATCATCATTTCCATAACAAGTATAAATAACTGTATTAGGGAAAAACAAGGTCATTTCATCTCTGAAGTGTTTTGCTTCAAAAAGCTTAACATCACCATCCAACATGATAATTATTTTTTGTTCTCTGGTAAGAAAATGCATCATATAATTCAGTTGGGCATGATGAACTACTTTTCCAAATATACAAGCAGCTACTCCACCTACAGAATGAATTGCAAAGGCATCAAATATACCTTCAACAATAAATATTGGTTCTTGTATACAGTTAGGATTTTCTGTAAAAAATACTTGTTGATGAATGTTTACTCCTTCAGGGAATAAATACTTCTTACCAGCAGTTCCGGTGAGGTCACGGGCTATAAAAGAATCATTAACGGGGATGATCAAATAATTTAGGTAATCCCCAGCTATTCCGAAATAAGCACCATAATGATAAAGTAAATCAAGTGTAAATTTTCTTTCTATTAGAAAATCATCTATTAAATGATGATTTACTTCTTCAATAGGTCTGACTCCAGAAATATCATTGATAGTTAATGGAGTTTTCATGATCTTTTTAGGTTCTTTCTTTTTAAATATAATATCTAAAGTCTGTTTCATGTTATCAGAATAAGTTCTAATATTTGCTACTTTACAAAATTCATCATAATGAATGTCTTTTACGAGTTTTAAATAAGCGTATAAGGACATGGTATTCTTACAGGCCCAGCAGGTATTTATTCCTGATTCAAGGAATATACCTCTATAATAACTCACATGATTGCAGCAGGGGCATTTAACCCCTACTGCATTATGTCCTACTTTTGGATGATGTTCAACATATTCAATATCGAAGTAGTTAAGAATCTTTTTTACATCCATTTATATTTCCCATCGTCTTTGAATAAGTTGTTTCAGATTCCGTTGCCGAATAACCAGATTATTACTCATATTTAAATCTCTCATAGTTTCTGTACAAGCACCATGAAAACCAAATACTGTTGTTGGTTCATAAGAATGATCTTCACCAAAGAGAAGATTATCAAATTGTGCAAAGCGTTGTTTTGATATAATACCTTCTCGAAGTACTTCATACCCGGCAGCTTCACATTCATTAACAGTAATTCTTTTTGACCGTAAAGCTTCCTGCCAACCTACCATATCATTTAAAGTAGGTAAAATTTTGTCCAATCCACGAGTTACAACTGAAAGTAATTCATCATCATCGACGCCTTTTGTGTGACGTCGAAATTCAACGAATTCCCCGAACATCATGAGATTGGAACATGCCCAAGCATGGGTTCCACCACAAGTTCCGAATGAAAACATTTTGTTAATGGCATTACGCCAAATCAATGTACTGGTGATTTCTTGTTTTTGATCACCAATAATCAATTTAGCATAAACTTCATCACCATCTTTACTTGTAGAATAAATTCGTTCGAATACTTTGATATTACGTTTTCGTAAGGCAACATCATAAATATCATCACAACGTTTATGGCTTATAGGGTGCCATGAACGTGTAAAAAAGGGTTCTGGAATAGATCGTATAATATCACGATCTACATGATTTTGGGTTTGAATAGCATTCATAATAAATCCTTTTTTAAACGGAAATCATTTTTCACTTGTGAAGAATTATACATCTTATTCACTTGTGAAGAATCATACATCTTATTCACTTGTGAAGAATCATACATCCCATTCACTTGTGAAGAACCATACATCTCATTCACTTGTGAAGAATCATACATCTTATTCACTTGTGAAGAATCATACATCCCATTCACTTGTGAAGAACCATACATCTCATTCACTTGTGAAGAATCATACATCCCATTCACTTGTGAAGAATTATACATCTCATTCACTTGTGAAGAACCATACATCTCATTCACTTGTGAAGAACCATACATCTCATTCACTTGTGAAGAACCATACATCTCATTCACTTGTGAAGAACCATACATCTTATTCACTTGTGAAGAATCATACATCGAAACAATATAGCTACTAACTACTTTTTCAATTTTTACATCACCACAAAGAATCCATTTTCCACCAAGTAAACATTGAATTTTACCAGTATTTAAGAGCATTCGTTTGACTTGCTGGTGCAATGATCTTTCTACAGTTTCTTTTCTTGATTCAAACCAATCAGGAATTTCATCTTGATCAATATGCAGTTTATATGATTCAAGATTCGTGGGTTCATTTGAAGCACTTTTGAATTCTACTCGTACAATCTTGCCTGGATCATCTGGTAAATTGGCTGATTGTAAAAGTAATTCATGACTATCGGAAACATCGGAAGTAATGATGTTATCAATAGTAACAATAGCTGATAGGAATACACACATTATATTAACTCCTTTTCAAAAAGATGAGTTTTAAAATTAATTTTTTACTTGAATTTTGTGATAAATACTTTTTTGAATTTCATTGTAAATAAGAGCAGGACAAGTAGTTCCTTGTGTGCATCGAATAGGATGTTTATTACTTGTGAATTGATCACAGTATACACGTTTCAGAATAACTGTTTTTCCTCTGATTGTGAAAAATTCACCAAGATCAAATTTGTATAAAGGATCGAAGTCTTGAAGATAATCACTTATTCTGTTTTGAAGGTATCTTTTTGTTTGTTCCAGCTTTCTGGTAGAGAGGTTTCTTTTTACTGTAGCAGAAGCTGTGATTGTGTTTTGAATAAGAATTTCAGGTTTTGCTGTATACCAATAATAAAACTTGGTTACATAAAAACGAATTGTTCTGAAAAGTTTTTGCATTGTAAATCTCCTTTTGATTTTTGAATTATAATGGGAGAATATGCCCATCATATTTAATGTGAGTGAAACGGTCGTCCCATCGTAATGGCTCTAACTGCTCTCGTGCTTCTCTGATTATTCGTTTGTCATTTTCCTCCTGAATAACTTTTTGAAAACAAGATTCTGAACAACAAGTACGTCCGTGAATAATGTAGTATTTAGAACCATTAGGAATTTTTAAATGACAGATATAACATTTATGTGTCATTTTTGCTTTTTTAATAAGTGGTTTTTCATTGAAAATTTCATGAATACATTTTATCCAGAAGCGAAAGCGTTGTTTGGAAAATACATCAATTCGGACTTTTTTTAGCATGTGTACCTCCCAAATAAAATATTAATAGCATAACCAAAATCATCAGTTTCTATCAATATTTTTGTTCTTTTTGCATAAGCTTTTCTTTCATAAACAGTGAATATTTTATCGGATAAACATAACCATCTATTATTTCCAAAAGTGATTCGCACATCATCTTTTGATAAAATTTCAATAATATCCATTTTGTTTTACCTTTTTTCAATGATATACTTTTTTGGAAAATTTTTCATATCTTCATCATAAAGTATATCTGTTAATACCCACATACGACCAGATTCATACAAATCCATAATATCTGATAATTCTTTTGCAGATAATTTTTTTATAATACTATCTGCTAATTTTTTAAGTTTTGTCTTTGTCATTTTATTTACTCCTTTTCCTTATAAAGATAATAAAAGTTATAAGTTCCCTACTTCTCCCACAAGAGGACGTGGACAACTCGATCTGTTTACTGAACTCCTTTCCGACTGGCTGCCGGTTGTTCCTGTCACGTGAGGGTTGGAATTTATAATAATTTTTAATCAAAAATTATTCTTTAAATTTAATCATAAACTTTTCTTCATCATAACCATCTTTGCCTTTAAGCTTTGCTTGTTCTAATTGCATTTTATGAAATTTTAAAGTTTTTTCGGCACGTTCAAAGTCGAAAGAGTAGTAGCCAAGACGTTGTACATGTCTTTCTTAAAAATCATATTTATTACTTATAAACGTGAATCCAATGTTCTACTTCATAAATCAAATCTTTTCTTGCATTTAAAAATATAATAGTTATTACATATACTGAATTTACAACTTCAATCTCTTCGTGATTAATAGACCATTCAAATTCTCTTTTAAAAGCATTTACAAAGTTTGTTGCATATAAAGTAGAATCAAAATCAATTGAAATTGCTTTTCTCATGTCTAACATTGTAATAACCTCCTGTTAAGCAGTTTCGACCTTATGGTCTCGTCAGTAATAATATTGAATTACCAGACTGCTTAATTGGCTCCGGTTTCGCTATTCTGCACCACTGGTTTTACAGGGATTGCACCTTGCCAATCTATTCAATTTTCTTTTTTAAGTTTTACCACTGCTGGTCTGTTCTACAATCTCCGGGTTGTTGTTCTCTCTGTCTCTTGTTTATAATATATAAAAAGGTTCTTATTAAATCAAGTGTTTTTTTTAATAAAATATAAAATAATTAATGATAGTAAGCTAACCTACTATCATTCATTAAGTTACAAAAATAAAAATGTTTAAATTATTTTTTTATTTGTTTGAAATAATCAAGTAAAGCCTGTACATAATCAGTTTTTTCCTTTAATGATGCATAAAGCACTTCATCAACTGTACCAGCAGCAATTAAATCAATATACAAACATTGATTTTTCTGCCCTGAACGATGTATACGACCTTCTGACTGATCCCTAAGGATTGTTCCTATAAATCCATTATTATAGTATATAGTAGTAGAAGCACATTGAAGATTTAAACCAACTCCGCCTGACTTAGGATGGGCGACTAAGCATTTACAATTTTCATTAAATAAGAAATCTTCTATTTGATCATCTTTATTTTTAATTAAACCATTAAGAAAAGCCCCATGTATACCTTTCCTTTTTAACAATTCAGCAATCATGGTTGATTCGTATTGATATTGGTGATAAACTATAAACTTCCTTTCCATTTGATCCATTAATTCAGATAGGGCATTCAATTTAGGATTATTTTTAAATACATAAACTACTTCATTATTTTTCAAAAGAAAACCTGATGTAATTTGTAAAAGCTTATGTACATGATTATCTATTTGTATCTTAGTGAGTTCATTAAAAGGAATACCGTTTATCACTCGTTCCATTGCATCTTGTTGTTCTGTTGTTAGATCAATATTGTACGTTTGAAATACCTTATCAGGTAACTCCGTACATTCTTCACGGGAATATTTAAATGTATAAGGAGAAACAATATCAAGTAATACTTGTTCTGTTGTTTTATCCTTACCATATTTCAAACGATATTCTTTAAGGCTAATTTTATGTTTTTCTAAATGAGATTTTTTATATGAATACATTTCACCGCATATACTGCATATAGATTTAGGTTCCCACCCATATTTGAAATCAGGTTTATAAAAATATACTTTTTGAAAATCATTATAAAAATCTTTACCAAGAACATCTGTAATAATTTGGTATTGTCCAAATAAGTCAATAGCTGTTCTGGAAATAGGAGTACCAGTCATTGTAATTGCATATCGAACTCGATCTGAAATTAATTTGATAATTTTTGTTTGTAATGAAGTAGTTTCCTTTAAGGCATGACATTCATCTACTATTAATGTTTCAAATCCATATTGTTTAATTTTATCAAGATCAGGTTTATATCCTGGTACTTGTTTCCATTTTCCTTTAACTTTTTTTCTGACTAAAGTTTTAATAGCAAATATCGTGCGGAGGCCTTCATAATTGATGATACATAATTGACTATTCTGATGCAGTTTTTCAAGACGTTCCCCCGCAGTTCCAGATAACACCACATAAGAGAAATCAGTATGTTTTTTAATTTCATCCTTCCATGTTTTGATAACGGAGTTAGGACAGACTATTAACGTTTTCTGTTGTGGATTCCAGCATTGGAGTAAATATAATGCTGTTAGTGTCTTCCCTGTACCAATACCATGAATATACATTATCCGATTTAATCGTTCGGATAATACAAATGCTAAAGATGCATATTGATGATAGAATGGTTCTGTTTTAAAATGCATATCAGAAAACCATTCTTGGTAATCTTCTTTGGGAACAGTTTTATAATTCACCAATCAAATCCTTTTTTAACTTGTAATATTTTCTTTTCTTTCTTTTCAGAAATATTATTAAAATGAATTTGTGCTTTATCAAATTTTAATAATTCACTTAATTCATTTAATATATTTACCGCTTCAGGCATGAGTTCTTTTAATTGTTCTACATTTATTTTATTTTTTATTTCAAGTTTCAAATATTTATTAAATACTTCTGTATCAATTTCTGTCCAATTATTATTTAATACTCTTGAAAGAAGTAATCTTTGCCAACGTGGAATATCACCATAATCCAAACATCTGACTTCCTTTACTTCCGATCTGCGTAATATCTCCAACCGTTTTAATCCATCAATAACTTCTTTTTTATCCAATGAAAAATGAGCTACAGTTAATATACCATAATCATAAATATAAACAGATTTTCTTAGTAAATTAGAATCTATTATATTTGAATCCTTTTTCATATAAAATGTAGGATTTTTTAAAGCATCAATAGGAACCATTTTAAATTCTGGTTCAGGAAGTTTAATAAGTTTATTTAATGAAGCTTTCTTTAATAGTTTTTTAGCCATATAATTTATCCTATTTTATTAATTTTAATTTTAAACCATAATTATTAACACCTTTTTTAATTAGTAGACCTTTTTTCTTAATCAATCTATTTCCTTTAAAAGGACGATAATCAACGTAATGATGCCAACGCCCCCATCTTTTAACAATAGTAACTACATCAGGATGTTGTTTTTGGAGTGATTCCGCGAATTTATATCTATTATCACCATCAATATAAACATTATCCGTATTTCCACCTTTCATGGTTAACGTTGTTACTTTATACTGACAAAAAGCATAAAATAAAATAGTACACCATTTATCTTTTAAAGCTCTTAAGCATAAATCCGTGTCTTCATTATATTTTCCACGCCATCTATATGGTAGATTATTTTTAATTAAGATACATGAATAAATTCTTGTATTAATAGAAAATGCTGGGTATGCATGATTTTTTGTTACAATAAAATAATCATACTGAGGCCCAGCAAAAGCAATGTTTTCATATCTATCTACAAAATCTTCCATGCATTTAAATATTGTACCTGAAATAACCTGATGTATATTATTTTTATTAAATCTATAAAAACCATCAATATTATCATCCATTATCCAATGTCGTTCAGCACCTATTGAAATTGCATGTTCCCAAACCCAGTTTCTTGCTGGAATAGAACCTTGTCCTAAATTACTAAAAGGTAAAACAAGTATTTTTTTAGGATTAATTACAGCAGCATAATTATCATATTCTTGTGGTTCAATAACGATATGATAAGGTACTTTCATCATTTCAAGAGCTTTACTTGTTAATCTACTTTCCCAACGTCCTTTAGAAATTATATAAACTGGATATTTAGGATTCATTAGATTTCTCCGAATCAATATAAACCTTATTTTTACAAATTAATTTACTCGTATTAGGATACCATAAAAATCCAGTTTTTGGAGTTATATTTTGATCTACTAATTTAGCAAAGTCTTGAACATCTTTTTCATTTGAAAAATGAACATGAATAGTTCGATATGGTTCTAAATTTTTATGTTGATATTCTGGCATTCCTTGCCATTCTGCTTCCCAGTCAAAATCATCTTCGACAAAAGCTTTTTTTAAAAGTCTTCTCTTTTTCATCTATTCTTTATCCTCAAATTTATGGGAATACAAAACAAATTGCCCAGCACTTAAATTCTGGCCTACTGTTACTCTTCCCACTGGTGAACCATTACGATTTGCAAATACTCCAATTACTGATTCTTTAAATCCCCAGTCATTTTCTTCAGAACATACAGCTACAAAAAAACCTTTATCAATATGAGCAAATTTTCGTTTATCTTCTGCTAATTTTTGTCCATCAAACGTATAAAATCTCTGAAGACTTACAGCACCATCATCATTAATCTGTGATGGATTAATAACTAAAATTTGTTTTTCGTCGGCAATTCCTTTTAATCCCATATATGTCTGATTAATATCTTCCCGATCTACACTTTTTTTAGAATTAGTTGGGGCAGCCATAATATCTGCGTAATCATTAATAAGTACATCGGGAACAAAATTACCAAAATTTTCAAGATTATTAATAAAGGATTCTAATTCATTGATATTACAACTTCCCATTGGATATTTCTTAATTCGTAGTTCACCTCCATATTGTGTCATTCTATGACGGACTTTTTTTACCAGTTCTTTATCATAAATAGTTCCTCTTGTTAAACGTGACTTTTCAATAACGTTACCATCCATTCTTCTGAATTCAAGTGTCATATCTTCTTCAGCATCACATAATGCACCAAACACCATATCATATCTCTTAATAGTATCAATCAGAGATTGTTCATGCGAAACGTGTAAAACCTTTAAACCTGCCTTTAAAGCCTGCTTAACTAAATAATGACAGAACCAACTCTTACCACCTTTTTTTAAACCGGCAAGAGCAACCAATTCACCTCTATTTAACCTAATGTGTTTATCAAGTATTGGAATACCTAATGTAAATAATCTTTCTGGAACAGCCCCTCTTGCTTCCAAATCATTTGAGGAAAAATAGTCCTGTCCTGTATCTCCTACCTCCAAACCTTTTCGTAAAGCAGCATTCATTTTTGAAACAGCTTCATCTATTTTATTTTTTTCCAGAAGCTCCGCAAAATCATAAGTGGCATTCAAAAGTGAACGCTGCCTAATAAAATCATTTAATCTGGAATAAACATATGATTTATTTGGTTCCCCCATATTTTCAAGATGAAGTAAATAACGGGCTATTGATTCCCTTTGTTCATCTGGAATTTTATCAATTTTTTTAAGAATTTCATCTTGAAAGTGCTTACCAGGAGCTTCACCAAATTTACGGATAAATTGAGTTGAAATGTCATATACTTCTCTGCTGATTTCTGAAGAAAAAAATTCTGACGGAATTTGACCTATAATACTTTTTGCAAAATTAGTATCTGTAATGGTTAAGTATATAAGGGAATCTTGCAGGTTATTACTAATAAATTCATCCATAAAATTATAATCTCCTTTCAAGTTATTATACTGTACTTTTAAAAGAAATTTTTTTAACGGAGTTGTTGTTTTGGAATTATAATTGAAATTTGATTTGAAATAATAGTTTTTAAAAATTACGGTGAAAGAATATTACACACACCCCCTTTAGGGGGGTGTGAATTCATCACCAGTAGGAATAGTAAGAAAAAAATATTTTTAAGAAAATGAATTATTTCTTTTAAAAGTACAGTATAATAACTTGAAAGGAGAAAACAAAACTTCAGCTTGAATTCTCCGTTTTAACAAAATACTTTAAATTTTATTTAAACACAACAAAGGGAGGTAGTTCCGTGGCAAAGAAAGTAGACACCGAAACACTCGAAGAAAAATTCCTTGGTAAACAGGTAACTATTCTTGGAACTGAGGAAGGTGATATTGATGGAGAAGTAACAGTAGTTGAAAGTGATGGTACATTGGAAGTAACAACTGCTGAAGGTGAGGAGTACATTATTAATCCAGAGGATTTTAAGATTAAAATTCATGAAACAAAGGAAACCGAAGAAGTTTCTGATGATCCTGATGAAGTGGATGAAGTTCCTGATGAAGTGGATGATCCTCCTGTTCTTACAGCAAAGGATATCCGGAAAATTGAGGATAAGGGAATCCTCAAGAAACTTATTAAAGAAAATGGTTTGAAGCCTTCATTGGTTACATATAAAACAATTGAGGCTATGCAAGATTTTCTAATTGAAAATCTTTGTTCCAAAACGGAAAAAGCTGAAGAAAAGAAATCAGTAAAGAAAGCTGAAGAAAAACCTGAAAAAGCATCTGAAAAAAAGAAAGCTGGTCCTGATGCACAGGAACCAGAAACTAAACGTAGGAGAACTGTTCCAGAAAAACCTGAAAAGGAAAAAATTAAAAAGGAAAAGAAAGAGCGTAAATCAAAAGAAGGTTCTATTACAGAATTTGTTTGTGCTGAGATTCGTAAGGGCGATCTTGACTTTGAATCCTTAGAAGCAAAAACAAAGAAAGCTTTTCCAAATTCTGGGAAAAATGCTTCATATGGAATTCTTCGTGTTGCAAAATTAGTGCTCGGAAAGTAAAAACCGGCTGACTTTCGACTCCTTTCAAAGCCGGTCAAAAGGGAGTGTTAAATTAAGATGATATATTTCGCCAGATTTATTACTTCTTAAAAATAACACTCCCTAATTATTTTTAATATTTAAAGGTTTTCTTAATATATACTAAGGTTTTTAATTATCTCGTATTGCTCTATACTCAGATACTCCTCTCATATAGGAATCCATTTAAAATGACGTTAAATAAGAAAGAATTTTTGAAAGTTTTAGATTTTCTTAAACCATCCGTTTCTACAAATAACCGTGTTCAAATACTTCAATCAGTTTTATTCACTGGTACTCATGGAATAACATTTAATGGTTCTGTAGGTTCTTCAATTGAATTTGAAACAGAAAAATCATTTGTAATTCCATTTGATAAACTTTATGTATTTGTAAAAGGAGCTAAGTCAGACATTGAAATGGAAATTGATGAAAATCTTGCTTATTTGGAGTCTGGTAATTCTAACTCTGAATTACCTTTACTTCAGTCTGATGATTTTCCGTTAGCTGATATTTTTACAAATGATGAAGCATGGCCATTACCAGAGACTTTTATTTCTGCATTAAAGAAATGTTCCGCATTTTCTGCTAAACGATCTTCACGTATGGAAATGAATGGTTTATTTGTTAAAGATTCAGATATATTTGCTACTGATGGAATGCGTATTGCCCATGCAAAAATTATTGATCAGGTAAATGAAGTTGGTATTGTAATACCAAATGATTTTGTGAAAATACTCATTAAAGGTGATTTTGATGAAGTATTTTTTGATGAAAGTAAAGCAGTATTTTTTGGTGAAGGTGGTAGAACACTTTTTGGTAATATAATTGATGGTGGTTCTTTCCCTCCTGTTGATAAGTTTATTCCTGAAGTAAGTAATTTTGTGGAATTACCGAAAGAGGATTTAAAGAAAGCTTTATTGACAGTAGGTAATTTTTCAGGTGAAGTATTGGAAGAAGCGGAATGTAAATTAAATATAACAGATAAGGAAATTAATATTTCCTATGAAGGTGAAAGTGCAAATATATCCGAATTTTTTAATTTTGGGCAAAAGTTACCTAAAGGTTCTTATGTTTTAAATCCATTTCATTTTTCTGCATTGCTTGAATACTGTGATAAGTTTTCTTTTTATTCCAACAAAATGAATATAATTTATGGTGAGTCTGAGACAAGCGACTTTGTTTGTGTACTTGCACTTCATCAGGAAAAGTAAAAATGGCTAAATTATGTGAGTGTGGTTGCGGAAAAGCAGTAACTAAAGAACAGAATAGATTTGTTAAAGGACATAATAAGAGAGGAAAATTATTATCAGATGAAATTAAATTAAAATTAAGTTTAGCTAATAAAGGGCAAATTGCATGGAATAAGGGTATTCCAAGAACAAATGAAGTAAAAGCTAAGATAAGTAAGAAACTACAAGGTGTTGGAAAAGGTAAAATTGTAAGTAATGAAACTCGTAATAAATTAAGTATAAATCATGTTGGATTTATTGGTAAGAAACATACGGAAGCAGCTAAATTAAAAATTGGTAAAGCAAATAAGGGGAAATTTGTAACTAAAGAAACAAGATTAAAACTTAGTAGGGCTTCTAAAGGTAGAAAATTATCTAAAGAATCAAAATTAAAAATAAGTGAAACAAGAAAAGCTTTATATGCTTCTGGTAAATTAAAATTATATGATAAAAAATATAACACTTCTATTGAACTTAAAATGGAAGAACAGTTACAAAAATTAAAACTTAATTATGAAAAACAGAAATTTATAAAGGATGTAGGTTTTGTTGACTTCTTTTTACCAGAATATGATTTAATAGTAGAATGTGATGGTGATTATTGGCATAATTTACCTGATTCAAAAAGTAAAGACATTAACAGGGATTTTAGTTCTGTATTTCTTCATAAATATAAAACTGTTAGATTTTGGGAACATGAAATAAATACTGATATTGAAGGATGCCTTAGAAAGATTAGGGGATTTCTATGAAATCTTATCTTTTTGATCCGAATGAGATTGCCGGAAAAATTATTACAAAACCAAGGGGGTTTATAGGTTCTCCATGTAAAATTTGTTCGTTGTACCGGCACTGTAAAAATCCGAAAGCTACAGTTATTGGTGAAATGAGAGAAGGTATTTTAATAGTCAGTGAAATACCGGATATTGAGGATAAAGTAGGGAAGTACTTGAAGCGTGTTTTAAATACATTTGATATTGACTTGGCAGTGGATTGTGGTGTAACAAGTGTTCTACAGTGCCGTCCACCAAATGATGAGTTTGATTCTGAACGTGTAGTATATTGTTATGAACGTTTAGAACAACAAATAAAAGACTTGAAACCAGAATTAATAATGTGTTTTGGACTTAATGCTATAAGGAGAATACTTGAAACAGATATTGTACCAGGATTAAATGGTAATGGTAATTTAGCAACGATACGTGGGGATGTATATCCTTCCAGAAAATACAATGCTTGGGTTAGCTGTCATTATCATCCAACGTATATCATGCTTAATAAGGATTTAGAAGATACCTTTTATGATGATGTAGAAATGGCTTTAACATATTTAGGAAGTGACATTCCTGATGGTTTATTAGATTCTGGTGAAAATCAATTTATAACTGATGAAGCAATAGCTATTGAATATTTAAATATGTTTTCACAGTCAAAGGAAGTTGTGTCATTTGATTATGAAACTAATATGTTGGAATATTATAAGGATGATGCTAAAATTATATTGGTTAGTTTAGCAAAGTCTTCTGGTTTAGCAGTTGTCCTTCCAATAGGTTCAATGAGTAAAAAAGTTCATGAGGCTTTTATTAAGTTTTTAAAATCAGATACTCCAAAGCTTGCACATAATTCAAAATTTGAGGAGAACTGGTCATTTGCAATATTTGGTACTCAGGTTAATAATTGGTATTGGGATACTATTTTATCACAGCATATTATTGATCAACGACGGGATAAGAAAGGACTTGAATATTTAGTATATCAGGAAACAGGTGAAGAGTATAAATCTTCAATTGATAGGAAACATATTGAAGATGAATTTAAAATAAAACCGGATGCCGTAATTAGGTATTCAGGATTGGATGCACGATTCCCACTTGAAATAATGGCAACTCATGAAAACAGGTTAGGTCATACAAAACAGTTATCATCAATGGATTATTTAGTAGCTGGTAATACGGCATTATCCAGATTGGAACAAAATGGTGTACAGATTGATGAAAAAGCTTTTAGGACATATCAAACAGAAATTGCTATTAAACATGATGAATTAGAAAATGTATTAATGTCTCATTCTATTTCAAAAAAGCATGGAACATTTAATCCTAATTCAAATAAAGATTTAGATAAAATATTTTCTAAGGAAGGAATAATATCCGAAACAGGAAGTTACGATGATAATTTTTTAAATTCGTTACATGGTATTGAAGATCGGGATATAGCTGAATTTGCAATGGCTGTACAGGATTTTAGAGGTATTGAAAAGCTCTCCGGAACATATCTTAATTCAATTGAAAAATATGTAGATTCAAATTGGTTACTTCATCCTAATTATAATTTATGGATAGCAGCTACATTCCGTTCATCCAGTTCAGATCCTAATTTACAGAATTTACCTAAAAGGGATGATACTCAAAAAGGATTTAGAAAAATATTTGTAGCTGGTAATGATTATTTAATGGAAGCAGACTATAAAGGTGCTGAAGTAGTTATGCAGGCAATGTTAGCACAGGATTTTACATTAATTGATCAATTAAATAAAAAATATGATATACATAGGTATTGGGCAAGTAAATTATATCAGGTTATTGAAAGTAAAGTTTCAAAGAAACAAAGATTTTCAGGTAAGTCAGATTTCTTTTTTCCTAAAATTTATGGTAGTTCATATAAATCAATTGCAAGAAGTACTGGACTTCCAAAGGAACATGTAAAAAAGGTAGAAGCAGAATTTTATAAACAATACCAAGGTGTAGCCGAATGGCAGGCTGAACAGGAAGCTTTTTATAGTAAAAATAGATATGTGAAAATTCCACTTGGTTTCCGTAGATATGGCCCATTGAGATATACTCAAATCGTAAATACTCCAATTCAGGGAGGTCAGTTTCTTTGTTTTTTATTGGATACATTGATACAGTTACTTATTGAAGGTGAACTTGAAAAAAGGAAAATGAAGTCACTTCCAGTATTGCAAGTTCATGATAGTATTGTTTTTGATATTGTGTATGAAGAACGGGATGAATTAATGGAAGTGGTGAATTCTATAGGTGTTCATAAAGAACATTTAGGATTACCTAATGATATACTTTTACAGATAGAGTGGGAATCCGGGGAAAATTGGGCTGAAATGAAAGAGGTTAAATGAGTAATAGGGATTGGCAAATATTAGTAGAAATACCTCCTGAATGGGATATGTTAAATGATATTAAGGATTGGATGTTGAAACCATATTCACAAAAGGATTTAGAAAAACATAAGGAGATTACAAGTGAAGAATTCTAAATTAAAATTGTATATGTGGAGAATATATAATAATTCATGGTATTATGATGGAAGTATTGATTGTGTATTTTCTATGGGGGTTGATAGAGAAGATGCTAAAAATAATATAATTAAAGATTTTGATAAAGAGACTATTATGCTTAGTAAGTATGAATCTGCATTTGATAGTAGTTATAGGGAAGAGAAAAGAAACCTTCTTATAGATTCTATTTCTAAAAGGCCTTTTCTTATGAAGAATGGAGTTGGTTATGCTGTTTATGATACGGGGGACATGAAATAATGAGTCTTTACAGACAAGTTCGACCTACAAAGTTTAATGAATTTCTTGGTAATGAAGCGACAGTAAAGGCATTAAAATCTATTGTTAAGAAGCCCCCGGATGATCGCCCGCATGCTTATTTATTTTCAGGGCCATCTGGTTGTGGTAAAACAACATTAGCCAGAATACTGGCAAAGGAGTTTGGTTGTTCTGATATTGATTTAAACGAAATGGATGTTGCAAATACTCGTGGTATTGATACAATTAGGGAAGTAATTGGTAATGCTTCATTATCTCCTATGGGAGGTTCCTGTAGAGTATATATATTTGATGAAGCGCATCAGTTATCTAAAGATGCTATGAATGGTTTATTGAAGTTACTGGAAGATTTTCCTAAAAATTCATATTTCATGTTATGTTCTACCGATCCGCAGAAAATCATAAAAACTATTCATACAAGGTGTTCTCAATTTTCAGTTGAATTATTAACGGAAGATGAAATAGCAATATTACTTGAAAGTACATTAGCAAATATTAGTCAGGACGTAGCTTCTGATGCTGTATTTGATGCATTAGTAAAAGCTTCAGAAGGTTCCCCAAGACGGGCTTTAACATTACTGGAAAATATATTACAGGTAGAAACACAGGAAGATCAACTCAATCTAATTACAGCAGCAAATATAGAAGGTGATGTAATTGAACTTTCACGTGCAATAATGAAAGGAGCAGATTGGAATGAATTAGCAGAAATTTATAAGTCAATACCAAATAAGGATGCAGAAGTTATCCGCCGAATTATCCTTGGTTATATGAAATCTGTTTTATTAAGTGGAGGTAGAAATGCAGATATAGCATCACAAGTAATTGAGATATTTGAGAAATCAACGTATGATTCTGGTGAAGCCTCGCTTGTTTTAATGCTTTATAAATCTGTAGGGAGGTAAGTATTAAATGAGAAAAGGAACTGAAAAAAAGGGTGGTTTTTCACGTGAAGAAAGAACAGCAGCTGCCCATAAGAAAGCTCAAGATCAACAGAAATTTGGAGGACTTTATTATCTTCGGGATGATGAAGAATTAGAATCAATGAATTTGAAAAAACTTGTCACTAAACCAGGATCAGTATTTCTAACTATTTTACCAAGAGTTGATGATCCATGTTTCTTTGAAGAAATACATGTTCATTATAATGTAGGGCCAAATAATTATGCTTTCTTATGTCCTGCAAAAATGTATGGTGAAGATTGTCCTGTTTGTAATTATCGGAATGAGTTGATTGAAGAAGGTGCTGATAAAGAGGAATACAAAGAGTACTATCCTTCCCGTAGAAATGTAATGTTTGTTCTTAATTCAAAGGATAAAAGAACGGTTAATGAGGGAGTTCAGGTATATGAATGCCCTCCTGGTATTATAACCGAAATAGATGCTTTGGTTACTGATGCCCGTACAGGTGAGGTAGCAATTGATATTGTTGAAGATGCTTATGATGTATCTTTTAAACGTGTTGGTCAAAATATAGGAACAAAGTATAACAGTTTTAAATTGCTTGAAAGGGAATATGATATTCCTGAAGAGTTTTATGATGATATAGTACCAATTGAAGATATACTTGTACAACCAAATATTGAGGAGATGGAAAAGGCCATGGGTATTAAATCTTCAAAGAAGCATGTTGAAAAAGATACTGATGATGATAAACCAACAAGACGTGGTAGAACTGTAGAAAAAGAAAAAGAAGATGATACACCTCGACGTGGTAGAAGAACCAGAGTTGAAAAAGATGATGATTCTGATTCTGATGATGGTCGTGGTGAAGGTGATGATTCTGATCCTGATGATGATCCTATTGAAGCGGATAAAGTTGGGTTC